AACATAGGCATAATATTATTTTCCTTTTAATCGGGTTTACGCCGAAGCGTTGCCGCCTTGGATAAGTTCGATTTCGATAACCTGTGATGCAACACCAGCTTCACGGGCATAACCCATGATAACATCACCAGTTGTTGCGTCTACGGCACGACCAGTTGCATCTGCTGCAACAGCACCACCAGCAGTAACCGTACCACCAGCTTCTACCATAACAGAACCAGACATCACTACGGTAACAGCGCGAGTGGCTTCACCTTCAACCAGAAGAACGCCTAAGCAGTTCTCACCAGCAGAGTCAGCCAAATCAACTTGACCGTCAGATTCCAGAGTAACGAATTTGAATTGAGCAGAGGAAAGGTCTTCACCTGCAACAAAAGTACGGGTATCCCGCGATTGCATAGTAGCCATGAGTTATTCTCCTTTATAGGCTTTAGCGATAAGGGACTTGCCTTCTTGGGTCTTAGCGACTGCCGCATAAGCCTTGGCGTAATCCTTTTTGGTAAGTCCATGCTCTTCCATGTGAGACTTAACCATGTGTTCAACTTTATCAGATGCAGAGGAGAACTCTCCGTCAACATCAGCTTTACCAAACTCTTCCATTTTATCTGCAAACGCTTTGTCAGCAGCAGCAAGAGCTTCCATCAACATTTCCGCGTCATCCATTTTAGATACAGCAGAAAGTAAACCTTTAGCAGCTTCAACAGAGAAATGCGGAAGGTTCTCTTCAGCTTTCTTAGTCAGAGCCATATCAGCTTTCTCAATCTCAGCAGCTTCCAGAGCCTTAAGGATAGGTGCTGGAATATCAGCCTTGTTGATCTGTTCACCTTCGTACTCGACAAACTCTTCAGGAGCTTTCTTTTCGATGGTTTCAGCCTTAATAACGTAGCCTTCTTCGATCAGACCTTTGCGTAGACGCTCGTTTTCTGCCTTCAGAGTATCAACCTCATCAGATAGTTTTGCGGTAGGGTCAGCCTCTTCAGCCTTCTCTTCACCGTAACCAAGTGCCTTCATAGCCTCATCTTTGCCGCAGCCTTTTTCCTTCATGTAGGCTTTGACTTTGTTTTCTTGTTCATCAGTCATCTTGTCGATGTCCTCTAGTTGGGTATCGTCTCGTTTGAAAAGAGTAACCATCGCTTCTGCGTTGGCTGGACGATCAACCAAAGATAGCTCCTCTAGTTGAAGTTCAAGCAACTCAGTCGCCATCATACTCTCCTTTTACCGCACGACCCCCAATACTGAAGGCGGCGAGTTCTCCACTTTTAACTTTAGCCCAGACCTCATCATCATAGACCTTAAAAGCGACCAGCCAACCCTCACGGTCAGCCTCTAGCCCGACAGACTTGTTTATCTCGTTAGTGCATGGCCATGAATGAACCACAATACCAACCTGATCCCCATCGTGCATCTGTTTACCTACACGCACATGCTCCATGAAGCTATTCACGGCTTTTACTAGCGTGTCAGGTTTAATTACGTCACCTTGACGATCCACTACTGGTTCGCCTTTCTCTGTGATGACTGAGGCCCATCCGTAGACTAACCTCTGCTCTTCATCAGACTTAAGGATTTGACCTTCCATAGATTTTGTCATCTGTCCTACAGAAGTCCCTTTCTCCCACATACGACAAGACCAGTATCGGGCGCTAGTCTTATCTGTCGCTGTGTCACATGAATGACGAGACCTGAAGTTAGCCCTAGCTTTAGGGTCGTCCCTTCGTATTTCCATATTAGGATCACCGAAGGTAACTTTCTTGGTCTTGTCACCGTCCTTGACGTAAACCCCGAACTTCTTAGAGCTACCTTTCGGCAACCTAAAAGGTTTGTTCAGGGGTTTATCTGCCTTCTCTATTTCTTCCTCAGTAGGGAGAGTGTCTGGATCATACATTATGTCAACCCTTGGATGTTCACAGTTTCGATGTCGTTAGAAACCATACTGTTTAATTGCATCTTAGTCCAGTTCTGGTCAGCAGGGTATACATAGTTTCTCATACCATTAGAGTAAGAGTCGCTAGTACCGTCTCCCATTAGCCATACTTGAGTTGACGTAGCTGGGGCAGAACTGTTCCTTGTAAAGTTAGAAGTCGGATACTGATAGGTGGGCATTCTATATTCATTACCTATCTTGAAATTGGTTACCCACTTGATAGGATCGGTAATCATCTTGGTGATTTCATTGTCCGTCGGCATGTTTCTATTAGCAACAAGAGTAGTAACAACTTGGCTAGATACCTTACCGTGAAAGTTTCTATTAGAGCCTCTTCCGCCAAGAGTAAAATGACCACCAAATGCTCTATCCATTCTAACTCCAGTACTTACCCAATTAGCACTAGTGGATAAGTTAGAACCTAGAGTGCTAAAGTTATCTCCATTATCTGAGGTCATCAGTCGAATGTCGAAGGTATCTGCCAAGTTACTTGCAGTGGCCTCAGAACTACTCCACCTCGCCCCCTTGTGTGCTATATAAACTCCGAACCAATCAGATGTTTGACCGTAAGAGATGTCGTAGATTTCACACTCATTGTAGCCTACGCCTTCTCGACCCCAACCGAAGTACAACTTGCCACTAGCAGTAAGTCTCAGGTAAATATTATCATCATTAGTACCAGCACCTTCTCCATAGTTCCAGATATGCTGATTAGAACTATGTCTATCGACTTGAAATACTGTCGTACAAGCCCAAGGTCTTGAGTAAGTATAGTCAGAAGTTTTAGTTGAGTCTGTACTGTGCCCCCCTAAAGTTGTTCCTGTAAAGCCCATAGAGATAGGGTTAGTGTATGCTTGGTTAGATACTTGCTTACCATGTTCACTAGAGCCGCTGAAGTCCAGAGCTTTAGTCCAAGGAGTGTCGTTAGTCTGAACAGGCGCTACATCAGTAGCAAGCACTTCGAACGTACCAACACTAGAACCGTAGGAGTTAGCCCGTGTCACGGTCACTGTGTACGTGGTGTCAGCACCAACATCAGTCAGAGTACCTTGTAGGTAGCCTGTGTTAGAGTTGTAGAGCATCCCAGAACCAGCAGGGCTTATTGAGACAGACTGTGTAAACGTAGCACCAGCAGGGAATAGTTGGAAGTTTACCGCAGTGCCTTCCTCGTAGCTGTAGTCAAGTGATGAGAAAGCAGAAGGGGCTAGGTCAGCGTTAGTCAAAGAAGTAACTTCTGTCCAGTTAACAGTCGTGCCGTTAAACGTGAAGCCGTTAGGTGCAGAACTGTGGACGTAAGTAGAAGCATCATGAGTTGCTTCTGGCATGTACCACGTTGTCCCTGTAGGGTCGTCTGTGTAAGTGTGTGTGTGTGACGAACCCGCTCCTTCAGCTAAACCATTAATAATCTCGTCGTAATACTCAGCTTCCTCTGCTGTAGAAAAGAGAGGGTAGTTGAACACACCGTCAGGGCTTTCGATATAACGGAAGTACATCGTAGGGGCTAGAGGGGTGTGCAAGTGAATCTTTGGCAGACTAGCCAAACGAGAATAGCTGTCACACAACTTGATGCCTAACTTGTACTCTACGCCTTCTACTGTTGGGTAGCTAGTACGAGCACAGACTATCCAAGTACTCTCGCTTACATCATAATAGTCGATAGAGATAAAGCCGTTCTCGTCTATACCTACACGCATCTTAACAGGGTTGCCTGCAAGCCAGTCAGCACCTTCAGGAGAACCTGAGAACTTATCTGTAGCATTAGACCAACCTCTACCCATAACATATCCAGTGTTAGCACCGTAGTTAGTCCAAGGACCGTTAGGGCTAGGGTGGAAGAAGTGACCGAACTGATAGCCGTAGTGACCTGAGTTAGTAACCCCGTCACAGAACTTAGCAGGGTCGCCGTAGGTTGCGTTACCGTTTACGTCTGCTGCGTCAGCAACAACAAGACCCATACCGATGATACCCTCAACACGAATGTCGAAGCTGAAGTATTCGCCAGCTTGGTCGATGGTGTCAGAAGACAACCAACCAGCTTTGTTGTAGTGAGCAGCAGAACCGCCAGCGATGTCTGAGTTAGAAGGGTTTACAGCGTTACCGTCTAAGGCACCGTTAGCATCTACACCAGATACATCAGAAATCATCGTGCTGTAGGGGTCAGAGATAACAACAGCCTCAAAAGGACCAACTGTGAAGAGTTCGTTCAGAGTGTTCACGACATCCTGAAGACCACCTGCTACAGCGTTACCGTTGATCTCTACGTTAGTGTGTACTAGCTTCTCGTAGTGCTTGTGGTCTGACGGGTTGTCAGTTCCACTAGGTGCACCAGCACCAATAGCGTGAATGTGGATTGTACCGTCTGCGTCAGCAACAGCCTTAATCGTGTTAACACCAAAGGCAGCACCGTTGTCTAGGATGACAGAAGTGTTTGTGTCGTCAAGACGGAAGTTAACTACAACATCTGTGAGGTCTGAGCCTGTGTCAGATACACCAGATACGTTAGCTTCGAGGTTGATGTAGTCTACAGCAGCTTGAGCATCCGTGAATAAGTTACCGTTTTTGTCCGAGAAGTCCTCGAAAGGCAGAGCGTAGAACTCATAAGCAGTCTCTGCTGAACTCTCAGAGCGAATGTCGTTGATGATGTTAATACGTGTGCTGTCGTCTTCGTTGATAACTGCGCTAAGACAAGCGTTCCAATAAGCAGGGTTAGACGAACCTACGAAGTTTATGCAGTTGCCTTCAGCGTTTCTTGTTATGCGAATAGTCATAGCTTACCTTACGATTGTAATTAGAGTGGACAAAGGCTGAATAAGAATCTCATTATTGCAACGAATAGCTGGCAACGCTCTAGCATTACGGTCTTCGTCAGAAGCAATGTAAGCAGACATCTCAACTCGGTTCAAATATGCGGCTCCTTGGGAACCTGTACCGTAGAAGATAGGTTGTGTTGTTAGCGGGAAGGTGAAGGTGATGTTGTCGTTAGCGTCACGGGTAGACCAGATCAGACCTACCTCAAGGGTGGAGTTAGCTACCTGTGGTACAGCATTAAAAGAGAATCGAATGTCTACGCGATCACCTTTCTGGCAACCACTGACATCATAACTGCCTGTAGCTGCTGTGTACTGTAGATCACCTGAAGTTACTGCGGATGCGTTAGAGGTGTCTTCGAAGTCAATTAGCTGATCGAACTCGGGTGGCATATAAAGACCACCAAACAAACCTTTTGTCTGATCGAAGGTAGGGTTCGTTTCTCCCCAATACTGTACATCATTAGCGATCTGACGGGTACGAGAGAAACCAAAGCGTTTCCAAGTTTTAGAGGTAGCTTGTGCAGCAGTGTACTGCACGTTAGAACCTAGGTCATTAGCACCTGAGCTACCTGTAGTACGCTCCTCGAAGCCCCCTGTGAACTCAAGACCCCCTGAAGCTAGTTCATCTATGGCAATTTCGAGGTCTTCTGCGGCTTTTACGAAAGGGAGTAGCAGTCTTGCGCTGTCTCCGAATTTAGCCCTGAGTACGTTAATAGATGACATATAGTCACTCCTGATCTTTAGGTTTATCTTCGTCGGAGTCTTCTTGATCTTCTTCCTCTTCTTCTTCCTCTGGTTCCTCTTGAACAGGAGCTAAAGCAGCTTGACGAGCCATCTCAAGTGACTCATCATACTTCTTACGATCCAGTTCAGGAAGTTCAGCATTATGAAGGAGAGCATCAACTATCTCAGGTTGGTCAGCCAAGTTAATACTAGCGCCATTGAGATTACGAAGATATGATCCAAGCTCTTTAAGGTCATGGGGAGCAACGTCACCAGCAACCAACTTTGGCATAAGGTCAGGGTTAAGGTTGTTTAGTTCCCACAGAGGCTCAATAAGCTGCTTGTTAAGCGTATCTACCACCTGAGTGATGTAGCTCTCCAAGGCACGTAGGAATAAGTCTGTCTTACTCTTAGAGAGGGCGTAGGAACCGTTAGAACCACCACCAAGCATTAAGAACTCAGACAGTACGCTACGAGCAATGTCATGCTGGTAACGACGAATAATTGGGTCTATATCAATATTACGAGTACCACTAGAAGACATAAGTTCTACATCAACCAGACGCTCACTTGTAGGCGCACCATCCTTATCTGGATAGGAATCACTAGGTAGGATAATATAACCTTGATCGTTGAACTTGACATCCCGTAGGATAGACTGTAGTTCATTACGGAAGGCAATCTGACCCTCAGTAGCATCAGGGGAAAGGTACTCAGCAGGTACACGGGCAACAGGAATACCAGCTAACTCACGCTCAACACCTACAGCCTCAATAGACTGCATATTGTTAAGGTACTGATAACTAGTATAGGCGTTCCGTAGGATAGACCTACCTGAAGGATCACCGTTAATAGTAGTTGTCCTGTAGTAAACAGACTTACGGCTAGGGATATAATTATTACCTGTACCGTAACCTGTACTCTGGTAGATACCTAAGATGTCTCCAGTTTTATGCTCTACGTCAAACCTGTCAATAGTCCAAGGGGAACGACAAGCCAACTTACGGACACCCATGCGTCCATCAGAGTGCTTAGACTTCTTCTTAGGGTTCTGACCCAAGCCTTCTCGACGCTTATACACAACCTCAAACCAAGAAAAACCATACGAAAGAAAGCTAAGTGCCTCTGCAATATGGTCATCTAGAGTATGCTCCATATCATCTAAGATACTCTCAACAAACTCTTTCTCTTTATTAGCTGCGTCACTATCATCTGAAGGTTTTACATTAATCTCAACATCACGAAGCATCTGCTCAACTGCATACATAACAGCACCAATGGTACTATCATTGTCACGCATCTCGCGAAACTTCTTTACAGCTTCCCTACCCTTAAGCTCCCGTAGGAACTCGTCTGCGCGGATAGTTCCATTATGGACATTCTGCCCTGCCACACCTAGAATAGAAGTAGATTCTGTTTTTGACAGGCTCTTAGTCATTAACTCAGTCCTTTGATACTACTATATACAAGTTTCAGTTGAGGTTTTTGGTAGCCATTAAGCATAAGATCAGTTAATGCCCAAACCATAGCATCAAGTCTGTCTGGAGAACCTATAGAACCTAAAGGCTCCCAAGTTCTCATTTGAGTTTCTAGTTCATTAAGGTTTGCACCGTCTTCTTGGTTCCTGACGTGATGCACTAAACCACGCTCATAGAGGGCAGCTACAGGCTCTGCACGGGCATACTTACCCCTAGAGGCTCTAACCATCTTAAGAGGCACGCTCTCGTCCTCCCCGTGGATCGTATGTTTAACCATATCACCACCTTGGTTGACCTCAGCTACGATCCTATCAGCCTCAAAGGAATGATATAGTTCAATAGCTTTAGATGCCCAACCTTGAGGTGACAATCTATCAGTATAATCTCCTAAGATATAAGACTTACCGTTGACATCAACACCAGCCACAATAATACCAGTCATATCAGACTCAGCATTAGAGGTAACAGCAGGGTCAAGTGCCACAACAATACGTGTTAGATCAGGTATATCTTTTCTGTCTACCTGACAACTATCAATAGTGTCTGTAGTCCAGAGTGCGCCTTCATTCTCCTCTAAGACTTCAGCATAGAGTTCCTGACGACCTAACCTAGTACCTTCGTACTGATCTTTAACAGCCGTTAGGTAGGTATCTGCCAAGTTTGAAGCATTATCGAATGTAGACCCTACAGTAATACAAGTTTTAAGGTCTTTTAGTAACTTTCGCACCAATTTAGTAGATTTTGGAGTAGTTGTCACACAAACTTTAGGGTGTTTACCTAATCGTAGACAAAACTGAAGCATATCCCAAGTATCTTCGTCCTTATTCCATGCAGCAAGCTCATCACACCATGCAGCACTAAACTGAGGACCACGAAGACGCTCAGGTTCTTCAGCAGAGTAAAACTCAACCTTAGCACCATTAGCCCAAGTAAGAGTACGTCTAGTAGGAGACCACTCAGGGAAACCCATGTCCTTACCTTTGTAGGTCTTATCGTACTTAGAGCAGAGAGCCAAGAAACCTGACTCACCTTTAACCATAACACGTTCAATATCAGAGTTCGTAGAGGCTACACAAGCAATACGCTTATGTCCCTCCTTAACCTTCTCTCGTACCCACTGAGCGCCAGTCCATGTCTTACCAAAGCCACGACCACAGTTAAGGAACCACACATTATGATCCCCTTCAGGTTCAATCTGATTAGGTCTAGCCCAGAACTTATACTCTTTCTGTAGCTCATCTAGCTGCCTCTTGGACATCTTAGAGAGTGCCTCTTGTACCTGATCATCAGGCATCTCTCGTAGGGTCTGAGCAGTTAGCATGTTATTCCTGTTATTGTAAAAACTCAGGCTGTCAGTCCAGCGGAGGTATCATCGACATTTAAGGGTGCCAAACCACCTGAGTAACCTTATTCCTCTTCAGATTCCTTACCTAGAGCAGCCATAAGGGCATTAACTGCACCCTCATTCTCTTCCTCTTCAGTACCTACCTCTTGTTCCTGTACATGAGAACTAGGAGACCAATTAGCCCGTGAACGTAAGTACAACTCCTGAGACTTGAAGTCACCATCTAATGCTTGGTCAATAACTGTCTTACCAACCTTAGAATCAATCTGGAACTTAACCTCATCCATATCCTCACGATACAACTTATAGAAAGTACTATAAGACTGAGGGGCATCCTTCATGTGCAATACAGAAGCAAAGATTTGCCTTACGGTAACACCACCCCCGATACCTTCACGTACCTTACGGGCAATGTTTGGGTTCTTAGGGAGTCTATTTGGCACTAGGAATCTACCTTTGTCTCAATATATTGTACGAAGCTGTAGTTATATTAACCACAACACTATAGTTACCCCACAACTCATAACTTAATTGTATATGGAAGTAGGGTTCCCTCTTGGGGAGGAAATTCTTATGGGATTATTATTAAGGAGGGGATTATTATTATACCACACCTAATAAGTATTCTTAGGGGTCGCTAGGAATCTCCTCTAGGACCACACCATGAATCACATTGGTATAACTTAAGTATAACTTACTTTACGTAAGAATTTATATTTAATGGTTAATTATTATAGAATATAAAACTATTGTTGATTCTTATGTATAACTTAAGTATCCTATACTATTATATATCTGGGGTTTCAGGCTACGTCAAACAGTTTCTTCTCTAGTGCGTCATTTTGTAGCGATATTATTCTATACTGTGACATAAAGAACACACATAGAGGTATTTTCCTTTTGTTTTTTATTTCTGGTGGTCATTGTCCGTAAAGAACTCACGCTTCATATGTGATTCTTGTGGTGGTTCATATGAGATCATACGTCCCTTACGTCACCATGTAGGGTGTGGTGTCTAAAGGACACATAAGGGTATTAACCCCCGCGAATGACGTTACGTCACTTACCAAAGTATTTCTTTTCTTTTGGATTCATAGGTGGGAACCCCTACCCCAAAACGAATCACCCTAGAATC